AGGATTGGTCAGGGACTGTTGATCGAAAATGGTATAAAGAATATGATAGAAGTTTACACATTATCGGTGGACTATTCGGTGGACATAAAAGTAAGTGGGATGAAATAGTAAAATTGTTTGAGACTTATGCTGAGAACATTATGAGGACTGATCAAGGAATACCTCACGAGGAACACATTATGTCACTAATGTATTTTAACCATAAAGAATTATTTGAGAGAAAACATTTTGATATTTGGTGGTGTAGAGATAATGCACCAAGAGGAACATCAGAAGAACTTTTCGAACAAAATAAAAGTTTTTATAAAATTTTAGAAGAATTCAACAGAATATATGAGTAATATAACTTTAGTTACAGGTATTTGGGATATTGGAAGAGGAGACCTTACAGAAGGTTGGAGTCGTTCATATCAACATTATTTAGATAAATTTGAACAACTTTTAAAGGTTGAAGAAAACCTTATAATTTTTGGAGATGAAGAACTTAAATCTTTTGTCTTTGAGAGAAGAAGTGTAAACAATACTCAGTTTATCACCAGACCTCTTAGTTGGTTTACAAGTTCAGAATTTTTCCCTTTGATCCAAAAAATTAGAACTAATTCAGATTGGTATAACCAAGTTGGTTGGTTGAAAGAATCTACACAAGCTAGATTAGAAAATTATAATCCATTGGTCATGTCAAAGATGTTTCTTTTACATGATGCAAAGATTATGGATCAGTTTGATTCTGAATACATGTTTTGGATTGATGGTGGTCTTACAAATACAGTTCATCCAGGTTATTTCACTCACGACAAAGTGTTGAATAATTTATCAAAATACATTTCAAAATTTTCTTTTGTTTGTTTCCCATACGATGCTGAAAGGGAAGTTCACGGATTTGAATATAACAAATTGAATGAACTTGCTGGATCTAAAGTAAATAAGGTTGCTCGTGGTGGATTTTTTGGTGGACCAAAACACACCATTGGAGATATGAATGGAATTTATTATGGATTGTTGAAGACCACGTTATCCGAAGGATATATGGGAACTGAAGAATCTATTTTCAGTTTGATGTGTTATAAGCACTCTGACATGGTAAATTATTTTGAAATAGAATCTAATGGGTTGGTTGGAAGATTTTTTGAAGATTTGAAAAATGATTCTTTAAAAGTGAAAAACGAAACTTCTGTACAGGTTGTAAATAATTTGGATACAAACAAAGTTGGATTGTATGTTATAACATTTAATAGTCCAAAACAATTCAAAACTTTAATTGAGTCTATGTTGGCTTACGACAAAGATTATCTAAATAAAACTAGTAAATTTTTATTAGATAACTCAAGTGATTTATCAACTACCGAAGAATACTCGGTTATTTGCAAAGAGTTTGGGTTTGAACATATTAAAAAAGATAATTTGGGGATTTGTGGTGGTAGACAATGGGTTGCAGAACATTTCCAAAATGAAACTGATTTAGACTACTATTTGTTTTTTGAAGATGATATGTTCTTTTATCCAAATGAAGGAACCGTTTGCCGAAATGGATTCAATAGATTTGTTCCAAATCTTTATAGTAAGTCGCTAGAGATTATTAAAAAAGAAAACTTTGATTTCCTAAAACTTAATTATTCTGAATTTTATGGTGATAATGGAACTCAGTGGTCGTGGTATAATGTTCCACAACACGTGAGAACTGAATTTTGGCCTGGTAAACCAAGATTACCTGAAATGGGTTTAGACCCTAACGCACCTAAGACACAATTCAACAAAGTATTGTCACACAAAGGATTACCGTATGCTGCGGGTGAGGTATACTATTGCAATTGGCCTCAGATTGTTAGTAGAACAGGAAATCAAAAAATGTTTTTAGACACAACTTGGGCTCACCCATTTGAACAAACTTGGATGTCTCATATGTATCAGTTGGTTAAAAAAGGTGAATTGAATCCCGCATTGTTATTATTAACACCAACGGAACACGATAGATTCGAACATTACGAGAGGGGGCTTCGTAAAGAGTCATAACAGTATATTTATTGTTATGGAATTTTATATTAAGAAGAATGCAACTCTTCCTGTATTGAAAATGCAGGTAGTAAAAGACGGAAGAGCGGGATACCAACAACTTATGGAAGATCTCGAAGTTTCTACAATATTTTTTACTATGATTGATGTGGAAACTGGTATTCCAAAAATTGTATCCGCACCTTGTCAAATCGTTAGTCTAATTCTACCTGAAGAAGGAGCTGCAACTGAATATTATATTTATTTCAAATTTACATCAAGAGATACTAATACACCTGGTCGATATCAAGGACAATTCCTAATTAAAAACGATGAGGGTAATTTAATACTACCAATTAGGGAAGAATTATACATAAATATTCAAGATAGTTTCATATCAGAAACAGCATGTTGTTAATATATGAAACTAACCCAACTATTATCCGATTTAATTTTAGAGCAAGTAAAACCTGATGGGTCGTTACCTATTGTAAGTTTTGTTTATGATAAATTTTTGATAAATTTATCCGCAACATACCATCAATGGAATCAACGACAAGGAAATAAATCTCTTGACGAAATTGTGGAAATTTACGATTATAATTTTGTAAACAATCCAAAATTTTACGAAAGAGTCGGAGCTCCCAATAAATTGATTGGAAGTATTTTTATTGACAACTTTGATAAAATAAAAAATAAAATGTCAAAGTTAGATTTAGTAAGACCAAATAATACTATTTCAGTAATCAAAGAAGTAGGAGATGATTTGGGTTTACCGTATTTTATGAATTATTTGGAGTTCATTGTGTTGGCGGATGATTTGAAAAACTTTAAAATTATCACCTCAGCATTTTCAACAGATGGTTCTTATTTGAGGACATTTAAGGGAAACTCAAATAGCCCAAAACTTTTCTTATAGTCTCCTATTTGATAAGTCTCTAAATTTGTTTAATATTTATATACGATGAGCAAGGTAAACTTCACGTTAGTGTGAAAGCCAATAAACCACTCGTGTTATAGAAATGTTTACAGATAAAGAAATCGAATCGTTCCTACACGGAAACGACCCTGAAGAATTTATAGTCGCCATCGAGTTTGACTATGCTTCCAACTCCATTTACAAAATCAAAGAAATACCTGGCAAAGGAAAAGAAATTCGAAAGGATACTTTCATTCCGTTTGCTTGGGTTGGAGATTTAAGAGACATCAATTTTTACAAAGGTTCCAAAGCGGCTCAAAAAGAGGCGATGACCAAGTTTGGTATTGTTATCGAAAAGTTAGAAACCTATGACAATGATCGATTGAATCGTGGACTTACGTTTTTGGTGAAATCCTTGAAGGGATACAGAGAATTAGTACAATTTTTTAGAGAAGGAGGATGCGATCCTTGGGGAGATAAAACCAAGGAGAAAATGATGATTTTGTCTCCTGTTGAGCAATACTTGGTTCAGAAAGAAAAAAGATTGTTCAAAGGATTCGAAGATTACAATCAAGTTACTAGACTTGTATTTGACTTAGAAACGACCGCATTAGAACCTAAAGACGGTCGTATATTCATGATTGGTATTAAGACAAATAAGGGATATCATAAAGTTATTGAATGCATCGATGAGTCCCAAGAAAAGGGAGCTATCATTGAGTTCTTTCAAATTATAGATCAATTAAAACCAAGTATTATTGGTGGGTATAACTCAGCAAACTTTGACTGGCATTGGATCTTTGAAAGATCTAAGACATTAGGTATTGAGGTAAAAAAAGTTTGTAAGTCACTCCACCCTGAACATTCTTTTACGAGAAAAGATGGGATGTTGAAACTTGCAAACGAAGTGGAAACTTATGTCCAAACTTCGATTTGGGGATATAATGTAATTGACATTATTCACGCAGTTCGTAGGGCTCAAGCTATCAATTCAAGTATCAAATCCGCAGGTTTGAAGTATATTACGCAATATATCAATGCTGAGGCTCCTGACCGAGTTTACATTGACCATTTGGACATCGGTCCATTCTACTCTAAAAAGGAAGAGTTTTGGTTGAACACTCAGAATGGAAATTATCGTAAGGTTGGACAAGAACCCAAAGTAGATCAGATTTGTGAAAGTAGAAGTGATGTTTATATCAAAGTTACAGGTGATAACTTGGTGGAAAGATATCTCGACGATGACTTGGACGAAACCTTGAAAGTTGACCAAGAATTCAACCAAGGTTCATTCTTACTTGCATCAATGATTCCAACAACTTATGAGAGAGTTTCAACCATGGGAACCGCTACATTGTGGAAGATGTTGATGCTTGCTTGGTCTTATAAAAATAATTTGGCAATTCCTGATAAAGAATCTAAAACTGACTTCGTAGGAGGACTGTCTCGACTTCTAAAAGTTGGGTATAGTAAGGATGTTCTTAAACTTGACTTCTCGTCTCTATATCCATCTATTCAGCTTGTCCATGATGTGTTCCCAGACTGTGATGTTACAGGAGCTATGAAAGGTATGTTGAAATGGTTCCGTGATACTCGTATCAAATACAAAAACTTGGCGGAACAATACTATGAAACTGATCGTAAAAAATCTGAGTCCTTTGGTAACAAACAACTTCCAATCAAGATCTTCATCAACTCGATGTTTGGTGCATTGTCAGCCCCTCAGGTATATGCTTGGGGGGATATGTATATGGGTGAACAAATCACATGTACAGGTAGACAATACCTTCGTCAGATGATTAAGTTTTTCATGTCCAAAGGTTATGTTCCACTTGTGATGGACACTGACGGTGTAAACTTTTCTACACCTGAAGATGCTAAAGATAGAATGTATATTGGACGTGGATTGAATTGGAAAGTGAAAGAAGGTAAAGAATATCATGGACCTGAAGCTGATGTTGCAGAATATAATGACATATTCATGAGAGGTGAAATGGCTTTGGATACCGATGGAGTTTGGCCATCATGTATAAACTTGGCTCGTAAGAATTACGCTGTAATGGACGCTAAGGGTAAAATCAAGTTGACGGGAAACAGTATTAAATCAAAAAAACTTCCGATTTATATCGAAGAGTTTTTGGATAAAGGGATTAAACTTTTATTACAAGGCGATGGTAAATCATTTGTTGAATACTACTATGAATACATTCAAAAGATTTATGATAAGAAAATTCCTTTATCTAAGATCGCTCAACGAGCCAAAGTGAAATTGAGTTTGGACGAATACAAAAAAAGGTTGACTCAAAAAACCAAGTCAGGAAATAGTATGTCTCGTATGGCTCACATGGAATTGGCAATTCAAGAAAACTTGAATGTAAATTTGGGAGATGTGATTATGTATGTCAATAACGGAAACAAAGCCTCTCAAGGAGATGTTCAAAAGATGACTGTAAAACAACTCAAAGATTTGAACGCATCCAATAAATTATTTAATCCTAACACAAAGGATGTAACTGATGGGGTAATAGTGAATTGCTATATGCTAGACAAAGATATTTTGGATAATAATCCTGACATGACTGGAGATTACAATGTTCCGAGGGCAATGGTGACATTCAACAAAAGAATCGAACCTTTGATGGTTGTTTTCAAAGATGATGTAAGAAATGGATTGATTGTAAACGAACCAGATAAGAGGGGTATTTTCACAGCATCACAATGCGAGTTAATAAATGGTCACCCTTTGTCCGAGGGAGATCAGGATCGTCTCAAAGAAGATGTTTTGGACATCACGGAAGCAGAACTTAGATATTGGGAAAAAAGAGGATTAGATCCCAACTATATGTATGAATTAGCTGAAGAGGGGTGGGATAAGTTTATATCATAAAAAAAAGGGATGTAAGTCCCTTTTTTTTATGATTGTTTTAATCCATCGGAGGACAATATATACCAATTACCTCCAACGAACCTGAATTCTATACAAGCAAACTTATCTACAACAACTTCATCATATTCTTCGTCAATTTTTCCTGTGTCAGGAAGAATTGTCAAACTTGTCATTGATTTAACGACAATATGATCTGTCGTTTTTGAATCCAAGATAACTACAGATTGTACAACATTTCTCACAATTATACAACTTTCCCCATTGGTTTTGTATGTTGTTTCAGATACGACTGAAATTTCAGAGGTTGTTATTACTTCACCCCTTATAATTCTTTTAGAGGGGATTGATTTGATTATAGCCATAAATTAGATTACGTAAATTTGTCGAGGCATAGCTCGAAATCTCATTTGTTTGTTTAGATTTTCTGCGATGAGAGCTTCTCTTTCCATAACTTTTTCAGGTCTCATTCTCGTCAACCAACCTTCAGCCCCAATCAATTCTTCGATCAATTTAGTTTTTTCATCTTTAGCTTCGGTTAACAAACTTTGATAATCCATAGTGATCTCACTATCGGGAGTTTTCAGATTACCACTGTACTTTCCTCTTACTCTTGCTAAAGTTTCTTTACAATATGCGGTAAACCATCTTCTTACCCACTGTTGACCTGGTACGTTCAAATCTGTCCAAGTCAATTCTTCAATAGGAACATCAGTTGGTAACTTAATGATATCAGGATTATTTTTCAAACAATCTGCCCTGCTATCAGGTTCAACATCGTAATACCAATACCACACCGCTTTACCTACATAAAGGTTATAGTTTGACCAGTTGAATTTTCCACCAGGTGTATTGTATAAGTGAATAAGTTTTTTTCCATCAGGAAGACCTGTGATTCTATAAGTTAAGGAACCACCCAAAATTCTGTTAAGAATGTTGGCTTCTTGCATTCTAATCAAGTAGTCAAATCCTGACATCATGAAGTATGAACCTTGATAACCCATCTGAGCGTAACCCGCTTCGTTGGCACCTAATCCGATACCACCAAATCCGAATCCACCAAGACCACCCAAACCGAATGCTGTCCATGCTTGATTAGAGAACCATAATAATTCGTTTACCTCTCGACCTGCAGGGATTTCATAAGTTTGGGTATTAGCACTTAAAATGAAATAATCTTTTTTCAAAACCCAAGGTCCCGCGGTTTGTAAACCTACAATCTTAGAATAGGAATAACTGAATTGTTGTTCGAAATCCATTGTTCGAGTCACCAAAGCTCTAGCAACTGATCTTTCGTTCATATTCAAGTTTACAAGGTTGACCCACTGTGAATCAATTAACCATTGGAGAATGTATTCTTCATAGTCCCCTACGGCTAATTCCATTAGTGAATCCAACATTTCGTCTTCGAGTTCAACACTTCTGAGTGGAGCTCCTAATTGGTGTTTAATTCTAGTGTATATCCTACTTCGCTCTGGTTCTGGTATTACTGACATATAATATAAATATTCACAAAATGTTTATTCGATGTCGAATTTCAAAGCATCGAGTGGAAACACATAGTTTCCATCTACAATTTTTGGTTTTTTATTAAAAATCAAAACGTTTTTACCTTTTTGGAAAATCAATAAATCAGTTGAATAGTTTTTAACATGTGCTGTCCCGAGAAGTGTTATCGTTCCATTTTCTTCATCAACTATTTTTTCTCTGAAAGGTTTTACTTGGGCGGTTTCCGCTTGGTCATCACTTGTAAGTCTTAGGTCAATACCACGTAGAGCATCATCTTTACTACCTAATTTACCAACTACTTCTACTTTCACTTTTTTTCCAAAAAACCTCCTCAATATCGCTGCGACAATTTCTTCTCTTTTATCCCCCGAATAATTTCTTTCTTGTAAAATTTTCATAATGTTTACAAAACTTGAACTTTCTAAGTTGAATATTCTAAATTTATAATAATCTAATGCTGCGACAAATCTTTCAACTTCACTTACTTGTTGTTCGGGAGTTTTTCCTACGAACGATATTGGTGTTTTACCTTTGATTGTTTTGATTACTTGATTTACATCATTAAGCAAAATACAAAATGTGGTGTAATTTGTGTTCAGTTTATTGATTACTGATCTTCCTTCGGACTCTAAACCAAAAATTCCTGATAATTCACCTGAGGGCGGATTATTGACATACAAATCACTAAACACCGTCATCAATATTCTTTTGATGGCTGAACTATATTTGTATTTAATTGTCTCGTTAGTATTGAACAAGGTTCTGTAAAACTCGTTATCTGTTGTACTACAAGACTCTGACTTTGCTTCCGATAAAAGTCTTTTGAATTGTACGGATTCCAAAAGTTTTGTCTCAGTTTTCATTTCGTAAAGTTTGGATACAAAATCCCAGTTGACTACTTTCCAAAAATTTGAGATATATTCGTCTCTTTTATTCTTGTATTTCAAATAATACGCATGTTCCCACAAATCCAATCCCAATAAAGGGAACCCACCTCCTTCAATAATATTCATCAAAGGGTTGTCTTGATTTGGGGTTGACATAATCTTCAGAGTATTTCTTCCTGTCAAAACTAACCAAACCCATCCTGAACCAAACCGTTCTTTAGCAATTTCGTCAAATTTTTTCTTGAAGGAAACAAAACTTCCAAACTCTTTAGTGATCTTTTTATATAAATTACCTTTCAATTTTTTTGGTTCGGGCGACAACATATTCCAAAAAAGTGCGTGATTAAATGCCCCACCAGCATTATTTCTAATTGTTTTGTCAAATCGACTTATAGTTTTGATTATTTGTTCTAACTCTAAATCTCCGTACTTTTTCTTGGAGAGAGCGTCATTTAATTTATCAACATAACCCTTATAATGTTTGTTGTAATGGAAATCCATTGTTTCAGGGTCGATAAATTGTTTGAGGGCTGAATAGGAGTAAGGTAGTTTTTCTATTCCTATTTTTTTCATTTCGGTAATCAACAACTCTTTTTCTCTCGTTACTTTTTGTTCTACAATTTTAAGTTCGAGTTGTTGAACCTTTTCTTCTAATTTATTCATATTTGGCTATTTGTTTGACTATAAATAATCAGAAGTTGATTTATATTCGCAATTCATTGATTCTTCGTAAAATTTCTTCAGCCGTGTCGGAGGAATTAAGATCGTCACCCAAAACTGTTGAAATAACCTTTTTCTTACTATTCAATATGTCATATATAATTGCTTCGATTGTGTTTTCATAAATTGGATAATAAACCAAAACATTATTTTTTTGACCAAATCTGTATGCTCGGTCTTCGGCTTGTGAGTGATCAGATGGTAGGAACGAAAGGTCATTCATGATCACAGCTTCAGCGGCTGTTAGAGTCAAACCCACTCCTGCGGCTTTGATGTTACCGACAAAAACTTTGACTTTTTCGTTTTCTTGAAAATTATCAACACTGTTTTGACGTTCTATTTTACTCATAGACCCATCAACTTTAACTGATGTTTTTCCGAAATGTTGACAAATTTTATTTAAAGAATCGGTAAAGTTACAGAAAATTATTACTTTCTTTCCTTGTTCTATAATATTTTCAGCTAACTCAATTGTTTGATATATTTTCTCATCAGCGATGATTTGTCTAACTTTTGTCAGTTTTGTAAATTGAACCGTGAGTGATTTTGACTCTTCAGGATTCTTGTCATACCAATCGTAATATTCCCCCATTACATCTTCATATGCTTTGGATTTAAGTTTTAAATAAACGGGAGTGATTATTTTGTCAGGAAGATCTAAAACATTTTCTTTCAATCTTCTCAAAAGTAAACCTTGTGTCCTGTCTCTTAGTTCCTCTAAATTGGACGCTCCTGTAACATTCCAAACTTTTCTTCGACCAACTGAGAATTGATATCCTCCACAGTATCTAATAGCATATGCCATCCAATTTTTTGCTACAGGAGATTCGACTAAAGATAACAAGTTGAAGTAATCCATAGGTCTAGAAGTCATTGGAGTTCCAGTCAACAACCATAACCTATCTACATTTTTTGCAATGTCATTTATAAGTTTTGTTCTTTGGGCTGTAGGATTTTTGATATAGTGTGCCTCATCAACGACCACCAAATCAAAATTGGCAAAAACAATTTGCGATTCATCTTTTTTCTTATTGTCATGAAAATTTTTAATTATGTCGTAGTTTATTATTACAAAATCATGATCAGTACTAAAGTTTTTACCTTCTGAAATATACACAGGTCTATCAGAATAGTTTTCTATTTCTCGTTTCCAATTTATTTTCAAAGTGGCAGGACAAATTATCAGAATTTTTTTTGATCCTGTTTCCAAAGCGGCGATAATAGTTGAGGTAGTTTTACCCAAACCCATATCATCGGCTAAAATAAACTTTTTGTTTTCGACTAATTTTTGAACCGCTTCTTTTTGATGTTCGAGTGGTGGACGATGTGAATACTTTGAATAATCTATAACAACATCTTTTACCGTATTGTCTTTGATGATCGCGGCTTTGGGTAACCAAATATCATGGAGTTCTTCGTTTTCGAAAACTTTACCCCATATATGGAAAGCCTTTTCTTTTTCGGAGAGTAATTTTTCAACCCATACTTTGGTTGGTATTTCGGTATATAATTTGTCGTCGGCTAACTTGTTTGCAAAGTATGCATCTAATATTACCCACTTTCGAGCAACTTTTGGTTGCTTATCGTGATTGTTAATTATATACTCCGATTGACTTCTTGTAGGGTAAAACTTTTTATTTATTTGTGACTTTCGTTTTAATTCTAAAATAAAATTGTTTCCTCCCTCATAAGATTCCAATAGTGATAATGCTTTCGATTCTAGACTTACATCCATCTATAAGAAAAATATTTGGTTTAAATATAGTTATAAACTGAGTATTTATCAATATATAGGAAACCACATAATATAATGGCAGAAAAGTTAGTTCCAATAACAAGATTAGGTAAATTCTTCGGTGCTGAAGATTATGCTTTAGATATCGGCATGGGTGAAGAATGGTTAATCGGTGATATGAATTTCACCATAGTACTTTACCGTATTGATAGAAGAAAGACAAAAACTGATGATGTATATGGCGAAGTGCTGGAAGATGGGATACAGTTTCTTTCTCCAATTGAACTCAAAGGTTTAGTTCAAGTCATGGCACCTACTAATAAAGTTTTGGGGAACTCTAAAGTCGAACAACAAGAACCAGGTAATATGAAGTTTAGTATCTATCAAAAAACTTTGGATGATATGGGTGTCGAAATATTTTTGGGTGATTACATTGGATACTACGAGTCCGAAGACCGAGTTAGATATTATACTGTTAGTGATGACGGATATGTAAAATCGGATAATAAACATACATATGGTGGCTACAAACCTTTTTATAGAACGGTTGTTGCAACTTATGTAAGTGAAAACGAATTTAGAGGTATATAATGAAAATAATTATTTCAGAGGATCAGTTTGACCGAATCATGGAAGTTATAACGGATGATAAAGTGATCTGTGGGAATTGTGGATGGTCGTGGGACTTAGAAGATGGAGGTGATGACCTATATACTTGTCACAAATGCGGACACAATAACTCTGAAGATTTAGACGAAAAATAAAATGCCATTACCAAAACAAGTAAAACCTACATTACCGTTAGTTCCAAAAAAAACTTTGTTAGCAAGAAGAGAACAACTTCTCGAATTTATAAACAAAGATGGAACTTATTTACCGAAATCAGTTCTGCATGCTGACTTAGATAGAGGGATGCTCGATTTTGTTAAAGACGATTTGAAAGTTGTAACTGCGGGTAAAATTATCCCGATGATTGATATTATCATCACAACACAAAATTGGGTACAATATACTGAAACCGCCTTATTTACTAATTTGGACTTCAATCCTGAACCCCCATTTATTACCGTTGTAAGACAACCCGAAGTGAAGTTTGGTACTAACCCATCTTTACAATATACTATACCTAATCGGAAACAATTTTATTATGCTTCGGTTCCAACATGGAATGGTAATGAACAAGGTATGGACATTTACACGATACCACAGCCAGTTCCTGTAGATATCAATTATAGTGTTAAAATAATTTGCAATCGAATGAGAGAGTTGAATCAACTCAACAAAATCATCATGCAAAAGTTTTCATCAAGACAAGCATATACTTTTATCAAAGGACAGTATGTTCCAATTGTACTTCAAAACATTTCTGATGAATCTCAGATGGCTTTAGATTCCAGAAAATATTTCATACAAAATTACGATTTTACGATGTTGGGATACTTGATAGACGAAGAAGAATTTCAAGTGAAACCTGCAATTGCCAGAGTTGCTCAAATAATGGAATTGGATACTACGTCCTTGAAAAGGAGAAGACCTAAATTTCCTGAGAACCCCAATGAGTTTTTGTCAGACTTTTTATTTATATCAGGTAATGATACACTAAGTGAGATTGTAGAATTTAGAGCGAATATGTCATTCGTAGGTTCGACTAACGTGGATAGTTTCGATGTTTATATAAACGATGATTTTTATGGAACTGATGTGAACGAAATTCAAATCACGACTAATGATATACTCAGAATAGATGTTGTAAAAACTAACAATAGTTTGGAATCAACTTTGAAATTTGAATCACAATTAGTTTAATCTTCCCCGTATATATCTTTTTTCTCCTTACATTTTTCAACTATAAGGTTTTCTAAAAACTTATAAATTTTCATGCCTCGTTTCTCACAATACTTTTTCAGTAATTCGTGAGACTCGGGGGATATTTTGATATTCTTTATTTCTTTGGTCATTTGTTAGGTAGAAAAAAGGTAGAATAAATTCTCCCTGTTTATAAATAGATATTCAAAAGTCAAGTTTTTTCATTCAGATACTAATATTTATCATTAAAATAAATCTGCAATAGAATAAATTAAATAATGGCAACACAAGTAAATCAAAAGGTATATGTATCACCTGGAGTATACACATCAGAAACCGACTTATCATTTGTTGCTCAGAGTGTTGGTGTAACAACATTGGGTTTAGTGGGAGAAACAATCAAAGGTCCCGCTTTTGAACCTATCTTTATTACCAACTATGATGAGTTTCAAGCTTATTTCGGAGGGACTGAACCAACAAAATTTGTTAACACACAAATTCCAAAATATGAAGCTTCTTATATAGCTAAATCATATTTGCAGCAATCTAATCAACTTTTCGTTACAAGAATTTTGGGTCTTTCAGGGTATGATGCAGGACCTTCTTGGAGTATCAAAACTATTGCTAATGTTGACCCATTGACTGTCGGATTGAATCCTGCTTCAGCAACTACTTGGACTGCATCATTCACAGGAACTTCAACAGGAAATACTGTGACATTTGTTAATGGTGGATTACCAGCACCAGTTTTAGCAAATTTCAACACTCAGTATAGATTATCTGATGGAAGTACTTCAAGTTTAGCTTTGGACTTCAATAGTAATCTTGACAATATTATGGATACCCCATCATTGTCTGCAACTACAACAGTGGTATATGGAGCAATTCCTGAGTCTAATTTTTATGACTTAACTGGAGAATATTCAAATGTGATAAATGAATATGGTTGTGATACTGTCAACTTGGCAACAAATGATTTGAGTTCTGATTTGAACGATCCTTGGTATTATGCTAACTTTGATATTACTTCAGGAAACGCTTACTCAGGATATTCATTCTTTTATTATGTTTCTAGTTTAACATCAGGAAGTTCTTCAACATTCTCAGGTACCGTATCAGGTAGTGTTTTCACTTACTCAGGAACGGCTTACAGTGAATACAATGACATGGTTATTGCAACTCTTCGTTCTAGAGGTATTTCACTTTACACTAATACGGTGGAAAGTGATCAGCATGGACCAATTTATGAGGTGAATGCGTTATCTGCAGTAACATTAGTTTGTACTAATCAATATTCAGGGGTTACTCAATCTCCTTATGAAACTTTCTTAATATCTGGTGTAACTAAAGATGCTGACAACTTTTCTTTTGAAACTTCTATGTCTGCGGCTTCTTCCAAATACATAACAAAAGTTTTGGGTGTAGACAACTTTGGTAAATCAAGAAACGAAGTTCCATTGTTTGTGGAAGAAGTTTATCCAGGAACTTTGAACTACGCTTACAACCAAGGATATATCAGAGGTTTGAATTGTAACTTGGTCGCTTTGGAAGGGGCTAGAAGTCAAAACCCTCAATCAATCGCTTACAATGTTACACAATATAAATCTCCAAGTACTCCATTCTTAGTTTCAGAATTAAGAGGTAATAAAGTTTATAACTTATTTAAATTTATCTCAATCTCCGATGGAAATGCTGCGAACACTGAAGTAAAAGTTTCAATTGCTAACTTGTCTTTCAACAATATGACATTCGATGTATTGGTTAGAAACTTCTTTGACACAGATGCTAATCCTGTTGTAATTGAAAAATTCACCAACTGTAACATGGATCCACTATCCAACAACTTCGTAGCTAAGAAAATTGGTTCGAGTGATGGAGAATACGCGTTGATATCAAGATATATAATGGTCGAACTTGCTGATGAAGCACCTATCGATGCAATTCCTTGTGGATTTAATGGTTATACTCAGAGAGAATACTCGTCATTGAGTAACCCATCACCATATCCTGTATTCAAAACAAAATATTACTTCCCTGGTGAAGTTATTTACAACCCTCCATTTGGTGGGGCGGCTAATACCACTGAATCTGCTGGTGACATCGTAAGAAGAAGTTATTTAGGTTTCTCAAGTCAATTCGGAGTTGATGATGCGTTCTTACAATACAAAGGAACTCAGAATCCTTTGAATTGGGTGGCGTCTCCTCTTCCAGTTAACGGTGAGGCTTGGAACGTATTGAGTAAAGGTTTCCACATGGACTCAGGTGCTACTGTTGTTACAATCTCTAACTCTTACCAAACAAGTGGTGAAACTGCATTCGAGTGTGGTGTTGCTAACTTTACTACTGATCCTGAAACTCAAGATAATCCATACTACTTCATTTACGCTAGAAAATACACAGTATGTTTCGCTGGTGGATTTGACGGATGGGATATCTACAGAGAACATAGAACTAACCAAGACAGATTCCAACTTGGGGCTAATGGATTCTTGGCAGGTGCATCCGCATCACAAAGATATCCAAACGCAACTGGTACAGGTTTGTTCAAGAGAATTGTAGTTCAGAACAACACTCAAGATTTTGCTAACACCGATTACTACGCATACTTGTTGGGTATCCTAACATTCGCTAACCCTGAATCCACAAACATCAACGTGTTTGCAACTTCAAGTATAGATTATGTAAACAACTCTAACCTTGTAGAAGAGGCTATTGACATGGTTCAATTCTCAAGAGCTGACTCAGTTTACATCGCAACGACACCTGATTATCAAATGTTTACTCCTGATGCTACTAACTCATTGGATATCATTTATTCACAGGAAGCGGTAGACAACTTGGACAACACAGGTATCGATTCAAACTATACTGCGACTTACTATCCTTGGATTTTGACAAGAGATACTGTCAACAACACCCAAATTTACTTACCACCAACAGGTGAAGTTTGTAGAAACTTGGCGTTGACAGATAACATCGCGTTCCCTTGGTTCGCTTCAGCGGGTTACACAAGAGGTCTTGTGAACTCTATCAAAGCGAGAGTGAAATTGACTCAAGAAGATAGAGATACTTTGTATCAAGGAAGAATCAACCCTATTGCGACATTTGCTGATGTGGGAACAGTAATTTGGGGTAACAAAACTCTACAAGTTGCTGACACTGCATTAAACAGATTGAACGTAAGAAGATTGTTACTTCAAGCTAGAAAGTTGATTTCAGCAGTAGCAGTAAGATTGTTGTTCGAACAAAACGATCAAATCGTAAGACAACAATTCTTGGATAGTGTTAACCCTATCTTGGATTCAATCC